AAGATCATTGACGCTTGACGAATCGATACTATTAAATGTTCCTAGAAGTTCTGGCATTGTTTCTTTTGCAGTCTTTTTTAATTCTTTTAGTTGTGCAATAGTTAATGTTAAACCACCAACACCTGAAGGTGTCATGGATTCATATGCAGACATTCCAGCTTCTTTTTGAAGCTTTAATTGTTCTCTAACATCCTTTATTGAGTTGCCAATATTCTTATATGAAATACCCGCCTCTTTAGCACCCTTTTCAGTAATGCCATTAAGCATAATATGCTCTCTGCGTGTATCCTCAATTCCCTTTTGCCATTTTTGATATCCCTTGTATAGAAGATATAATGTGCCGATTACTGCAGCACCTGGCATCAATCTTGTTAAAAGTCCTGCTGCTTTTCCAGCTAGTGTCAGTGCAGTTTTAAATGCACCTGCGCCTGAATTTGCAGCTTTAAGTAGTGGTAATATTTTTTGAAATGGTAGCCATGGCAGAATGTTTGCTGCCGCCATTATTCCTGTTCCCGCTGTTCCACCAACTTGCTGGCCTAACATGCTTCCGCCCATCATAATACCCATTTGGGCTCCCATGCCCATGCCGCCGCCCTCTGGCCTACTCATCATTCCTTTTCCAAGATAACCTTTTTGAGTTTGAGATTTCATTCCCGCCCTGAAGCCGACAACCCCTTGTTCAAATCCCATCATGTCGTCAACGCTATAGCCCGCGTTCATTAAGTGCAGTGCACCTTCATTTTTTCTTGTTCCAGATTTTGTAACAACAGACTCCCCTGGCTCTAGCAGAGCTGGAACACTATCTCCGCCACCGTACCCGTCGAGCTTTATAACACCATCTTTAAATGGTCTTTGAACAAGACCTTGATTTCTTGCAAAAGCATCAGACCCTAAGCTATTTGTAACACGAACCATAGAGGGCTTGTATGAGCTATCTATTGCACGTACTGAAGCACGATTTAACATTTTCCCAAAGGAGGCTTCGTTCATTGGGCCTCTGTGATTACGAACTTGCTCATTTAATACTATAGCTGCACGTTCTGCAATCTGCTTTGCTACTGCTGGTTTAACTTTTTGATCTTTTAAAAATAGCAACAAGCTCATCATGTCAGATCCTGTAACTTGTCTAAAATCTGCTGCAGTTGCTGTTCCGTCTCTTAGTCCTTCGTTAAAACCTATTCTGTTTTTGATAAATGTAGTTGGAACAACTTGAAGAGCGTCATGCTTTCTGGTGGACGCTGACATTTGTATTCCATACTCATCATATTGATCTTTTCTTAAAACTGGACTTGAGCCTTGTCTGTCTAGGCCCCTGGTTGCTTTTTCAATTCCTGGGCCGTAGCCATGAACTATATATTCATCATCTTGGCCTACACCCTTTTTTGTTGGAGTAATTCCATATGCTTGCATTTCTGGATCATCATAGACCTTTGATTTTCTTTTAGACAATGTTCCGTAACTTATCCCTGCACCCTCTTGTGCACCCGCCCTTGCAGATCTTCTTTTTGTTGTTTTTAATCCGCCTATTAACTTTGATCTTTGTGCAAATTTTGCTAACATCGCTGCTGCTGCCAACTTGGCCATTGGGCTTGCGTATCCTCCACGGTATCCTACTGTGCCTTCTGAAAATTTCTTTGGCATTGTTGTTTCAATACTATATGGTGCGCCAAATGTTTTAACCCCTAGTCCGCCTGCAATTTTATTAAGTAGGCCCCTTGTTCTTCCTGGGCGAGCAAGCTCTTTCATGTTTGACTTGCCAGACCTGTCCACCACTGGTTGATTTAATAGTGGCACTGAGTTTAAGGCAATAGATCTACCTTGTTGTCCTGCAATATTTGTAGCAGCTATTCCCATTGATGCTTCAATTTGTGCATTTAATGAAATAATTTTTGCTCTAGCTTGATCTATTGTTATTTTGCTTGCTTGCAACTCGGCAACAATTGCTGCTGATTCTGCTGCTGCTTGCTGTGTAAGTCTTGTCATTTCTGGAAGTAGTGCTTGATATGAAGCAGAAAGTTCGTGTGTAATTAATCCCGTTCTACCTACTTCCATCTTTAATGCTTTTATTTCTGCTTCTGATTGCATTGCAAGTGCGCCTGTCATTGAATGCCATTTAGCAGCTTCTGTTGCAACTACTCCAGTTGAGGCCTTGCCAATTCTTGTAAGTCCTGGAACATCTGGCAAATCTGAATTTGCATAAATCTGTGGGTTGTTACCTATTGTCTGATTAACTCTTGGTGCTCCAGGTACAACTCCAAATATTGATTGTCCAGTCTTTTGATCTGCTGTCATTCCGCCGACTGGGTTCATGTGAGACATTGATCTTGTATCTGTCGGGCTTAGCATTGGGTGGTTTGGATTAACTACTCTTCCAGCAACACCGTTTACAAAATTATTTAATGCTGGAGCAACTGATATAGCTCCTGATTGTGCCTTAGATTGCAATACAGTAAACTCTGCTACTAGTCCTTCAATTGCTGTTTTTAATACTGTTGCTGCTTGTGCATCACTGTAGAATGTTTTCTCAACAAGACTTCCTGCTTTTTGTGCAGCAAGAATTTCTGGAGTAAGCATCTTCCAGCCTTCTCCACCTTTAAACAAAGCTTTAAAGTGAGAAACTCCTTTTATAACGTAGCCAAAGAAGTTGGCAAGCACACCAGTTAACATAATGACTGGTCCAATTACTGCAGTCAGCCCTCCAGCGAATGTTAAAATTTGCTTGATAGGTCCTGGTAAGTTAGTTGTAAAATTAATAATTCCATCAACAACATTAATAAAGAATGTTTGTACCTTAAGGAATTCTTCTCCTATGCCCGCTAGGTCTGCCTTTAATCCTTGTATTGCTCGATTATACTTTCCTGAAGCTGACTCTGTTACCATGCTTAATTCTCGGCTGGCTACATTTGCAAGATCTTGTGAGCTTGCCTTCATTAGATCCATTACCTGTAGCGTTTGGCTTCCTTGCTTTCCAAGGTTTGAAAACAAAGCATTCATTCTTGCAAATTGAAACTTTCCAAATAGCTGTTCAATTGCCTGTTGCTTTTGCAACGGATCAAGACTATCTAAAGCTTCCTGTAAAGCAGTTATTGTTCCTGTTAGATTTCCAGCATTTTGTGTAACTATACCGCCTAAATCAATTCCCATTCCTTTAAATTTTTCTGTAGCAACCTTAGTTGGGTTAATCAAAGACGCAAGAGCAGACTTTAAGGCGTTTGCTCCTTCTGATGCATTGATTCCTCCTTCTTTCATTGCAGTTAAATATAACGCAAGATCTTTAACGTTTCCGCCTAGGCCCATCATAACTGGTCCAGCCTTTGGAATTGCTTCAACTAAATCTGCAAGGCTTGTTGATGTTTGGTTTTCAACGGAGTTTAAAAAGTTAATTGATTCTGAAAGCTGTTCTGTATTTTGTTTAAAAGTTGTTTGAATTGCAAGGGTTGCCTTCATGGCATCCTGTCTATCTACTTCACCAAGTACTGCAAGTCTGCTTGTTTCTTTTACGGAAGAAAGCAATTCATTACCAGTTTTTCCTGTTGCTGCTATGTCTGCAGCAAGAGCAATTGTATCCTTAAAAGAAATTCCGTAGCCTTTTGATATCTCTGCTGCTGTTGCAGAAACTTCTGCTCTTATCTTAGAAAGCTCAGCTGATGATGTTGCTGCTACTCCGCCATAAACCTTTGTTAATCTTGTAAGTTCTGCATCGGCCATTCTAAATGCATCTGCTGCTGCTTTACCAAATGCTGCTAGCGGTACTGTTAGTCCGACTGTTAGCTGGCGTCCTGCCCACTGAGTATTCTTACCCCAGTTAATAAGCTGGACTCCGCCATCTTGAACAACCTTATTTAATATCTGAAGTTCTTGTCTTGCTATAGCCGTTTTGTTTTTTATATTATCTAGGCCTTGTGGTACCTGTACGTTGAACTGCATAAGCCCCTGAGCGTTTTTACCCAGGGGTTGGATGATGGCATTTTGTAGTGCTACTTGCTGTTTAGCAAGATCTCTAACAATTCCACCTGAAGTTTTTGTGTGCTCTTGAAAAGTTCTAAAGTAGTCTTTTAGCTTAAGTTTTCCACCATCAAGACTCTTACCAAACTTTTCAGTATCTGAAGTTAGTGTAACAAAGTGTGTAGAAAACTGCCCAGTTCTTCTCAAATTTTCTGAGAAAGACCTGTTCATTACCGCAACTTGATTTGCAAGCTTTGCGTCTGAAGCAATTAACTGAGCTTGTAGTTTAGATAGTGAGGCTGTAACCTTATTGACATCTGCAATAAGACCTGAGAAATCAGCATTGGCAACTATATTAGTTACAATATTTTCATCAGCCATTTATCTATACATTACTCCTTTGAATAACCTAAACCAGCTCCGATTCCAAATCCTGCATTTGCTGCTAACGAACCTTGTAATGAAAGTATATCATCACCTGATGCATTAATACCTAACGCTTTTCTTTGAATATCTTCAAAGGTTTTTCCTTCTTGAACTTCTTCTTCGTCTTCATCAATATTTATTTCTATACCTTTAAGTCCTGCTGCAAATTTTCTGTCTTCCGACTTTTGCTTCTTAAAGGATTTCAATGTTTGGATTAGCTCTGGCATTGAAAGACTTTCTTCTAGTTCTTCATAATTCTTCCAGTTTCCCAAAAGAAATACTTCACCCTCTAAAGCGGCTAAATCTAGTTCTGACCAGCCAGAACCGCTGCCGCTAGTAGGTTTGGGTCATCCATCTTAATCCCACCGCATACTTCAAGGATGCGATTTATTGTGGGAACATCAAGTGCGTCTTCTAGTGCGTCTCTATCTGCTACTAGGGCTGGAAGTTGCTTTTTCAGCGCAACTGCTACTGCATCAATTAATACATTTAGCGTTTCTGTTTCTGATGTTGAATCTGCCGCACCCTGTAGTGCTGCCATAAATTCTCTAAGCTCTTTAATGCTTAGTGGCTTTAGCTTAACTGTTGAGCCATCTTGCAGTGTAATTTCTTCTACACTATATACTGTATTTGCCAATTTAATCCTCCTAGGATCGTCTTAATTATTATAACATAAAGCATTTACAAGCACAACAATAAAGCCCCCATTTCTGGGGGCTTTATCTAGCTAAAATTAATTAGGCTGGTGTCCAAGTACGGTCAATAATCTTTCCGTATTCTGAACCTGTGTAACCTGCGTCTGGAAGCAAACGAAATGTTACTGGGAATGATGTAGCAGTATTACGTGCAAGTGAGAATTGTGACTGTTGTACAGACAATACGCGACGTGCATAGTAAATACGCTCTGAGTTAGCTGAAGTAGTTGTTGGAGCCTGTCCAATTGCAACTAGCTGGCGCTCTGTTGGTGCAATACCAAGAGCTCCTGCCTCAAGTCCAAGAGTTGATCCTGAATTTGTAAGAGTTGATTGTCCCTGTCCGAAAACAACTAGAACGTTCTCTAGTGTTCCTTCTGCCATTTCTGTTGCGATCATAACTTCCATCGCAGACTTGAAAAGCTTTGCTGTATCAAGCAACTGGTCAACAGTTACTGAATCGTAAGTTGGGTTGTAAGTGATCTGAAGACCATTGTTTGTAAACCCTACGTTACGGTAAGCGTTGTTTGCTGTTGCTTGTGCTGCATCAAGAGTAGTACGATATGAACCTGAAGCTGAGAATACTGGGACGCCATCTTTTGCTGATGTGCCTGCTCTTGCAACTCCTGGCTCTGTATTTTCTACGTAACCTGATACAGTTGAATCTGAATTCGAGATGTAAAGCGGTGAAGCTCCCACAAGAATATTTTTGGCTGAGTTAAATGCCATTGTGTCTTACCTCCTGTTTTAAAAATATATATATATTGTTAAACTTTTTGAAATCTTGGCTGGCTAGGCCTTTCCTCTAAATCTAATTTTAGTGTATAATGCCCTAAAAGGCAAACTAGAGAAATCTGCCGTCTGTGCCCACGTGCCTTGCGTATTTTACCTCAAGTACTACATCGGTTGATAGGAACCCTGCTAGCTCCTCTGAGGGGGATGTAGGGGATATGTCTGCAACAAATATACTGTAGAACTTAAACTTCTGAGATATGCCCGTATATAGGTTTGTATCCCTTGCTGACTCGTCCATTCTTCTATACAGATCCGTCATTAAATTTCTTATTTGATTAATCTCAGATATGTCTGTTGAATATATTGTAAATAGAATTTGCTCACAGCATATTACCCAGTTGTCCTCATAAGACATTCCTATCTTATCGTAAACTATATGCTTCTTCCCGCTCAAGAATTGATTCATTTCTGCCTGTTGCTGTACTGGGATAATTGGAATTAATTCTTCTCCTAAATTATCGCTGTAATAATCTGAAGCCTGAAATAAACTATTAGACTTTAATTGACTCCATAGGTGCTTGCGTAGATCAAGCATGACATCATAATTATAATCCGTTGGCATCTGAACCTCCAAAGGCTGCTGACAGTGCTGCGCCAGCCTGCATGTTTACTGTGTTTGGCGAAAAAGAATATTTAACTTTTTTAATATCAACTGGCAATTTCATTGCTTTGGTAATAGATGAATTAAATATTTGTTGAAATTTTGAATTCTTAATTGATAGGTTTACTAGGTTGCCAGTAAAAAATTGAGCATAGGCTATCTTGTACCTACCAGTGGCTTTTCCGCCTCCTGGTTTTTTAACTGTTACGGGCATACCTTTAGGCATTCTAATAACAACGCCGTCCATTTCAAATACAAGCCTTTCTGCATTCTTAGGCTTTATGGCCAGTGGCATTCCCGCTTCCATAACGGAAGCCTTGTTTGTAAATACGTGTCTTGCCTTGCCAAAATTTGTTGGGACCATTGATTTAGAAGGTTTAAATTCAGAAGAGATTTTAAAAGAAAGACCATCTGTTCCTGCTACCTTTAAATCAAATAATCTTGCTGAAGGTGTGCCAACTTTTTTCCATTCATAAACATGGTGTAATGTTTTAGGATTTGTTCTAGATTGAGAGTCTATATAATTTCCAAAGTCTTTTTTTATTTGATTAAACAAGATACTTTGAAATTTTGATTGAAATTGTTTATTGGTAGTAACTTTTGAAATAACTGATGCCTGATAGTATATGGCTGCTGATATTTGAGCTACTGTACTATCCTGTAAAACTGCACCCTTCGTGCCGCCCATAGTTTTTTGCAAACCGCTGGCTGCTTTAACTAATACGGCGCTAGTATCCAATTGTTTGGTTCTCCGACCTCTTTACAGATGTGTTGTATCCTATGACTGTGCCAAATGGATCAGTCATCGGTGTTGATCCCATTACTTCAAAAACGGTTGCAGTGTCTGTTGGAAAATTAGCCTCTACCCATATTGTATTACCTGATGAATCAGATATGTTTGTAATCTTTTCACGCAATGTAATTCTACTGGTTGTTCTTAATTGTAAGATTTCACTGTTTACATATTTGCTTCCAAAGGATTGATTGCCTCCTGTTGTGGTGGATGAGGTATTAGATATAGAGCCTTTTGCATGGCAGGGCATTGTTCTGTCATACTGCCATTCTTTTTTTAGGGCACCCGTGTTGGGGTCTTGGTAATCAACTTGTTTGTATACATCCATGCTCATAGTTAAAACTGAATCTATAATATTAAACATTAGACTACTACCATTTGATTAATTATATATGGCAATAGAATTTGGTCAACATAAACATTTCCTGTGCCTCTATATGTCTCGGCATTGTATTCAAACTTCCAGTCAAATGTTGATATATTCTTTATGTACTTGTCTCTCCAAACTTTATCCTTTGAGAAGTAATCTTTCATAAGTTCAATTGCTGCAAGCTCAACTTCATCGGGAACACGTTCCCATCCATATCTCCCTGCAACTTTATATACTGAGTCTTTTCCAAATGCTCCGCCTGTAGAGTAATTAATTGATGGGGGAACCATTCCGTTTGCTACATAAACAGTGTTATCTAGCATAGTGGCCTTGTTAACCCTTATTCCAAATCCGCTTTCAGATATGATAGTGTCATAGTTCCAGTTATTCACATTGTTAATGTTATCTAGAAGCAGTATGTCATTCTCGTACAATTCATGTAGATCCGCTAGCTTAAATGGCAACGGTAGAACATCTGCTCCCGCTCCGTACACAGTATGAAGATCATCGTAAAGTGTAAAGACCTGCCCTGTATAATTTTCAATTATCTTTCTGGCATATCTTTCAGCTTCAGCAATTTCAAAATAAGACTTGTAGTTTGGATCAGATGGGTCAGAGCCTAGTCTTAAAACATCTCCAGCCTGCGTGATATCAACATACGGAGTAACTACAAAAAGCTTATGCTCTTTTGTAATCGTAGTTCCTTCAACTGTATATTGCCATACAAGATTAAGCTGTTTATTTCTATTTGTTAATGAGTGTGGAGGATACACTTCGTAAACACCAATGTCTGTTTCCATTTTTGTTGGAGTCAGTGTTGTAATAAGTGTGCCTGGATTAATAGCAGGAGTTATTGCTGGGTCTTCTGTTATGTCATAAACTCTAACAACAGGAAGAGCATCGGCATCCCTTGGGGATCCTTTCCAATAAACCTTGTGCTTTACTGGCGAGTTTGTACCTACTAATATCTCCATTTAATAAAGGTTAAGCGTAGTACTCCTGTACTTCTTTAGGGGTTGCTATGCGGAAACCTTCCTCCTTGTCAAAAATTTTCTGAGCATCTTCTTCTGTCATTGCGATAAAAGGGTGCTCTTTTGTAAATGTAAATCCGACTATATCGTATCTGTGATTTTCTCTTGTCATTCTTACCAGGACTGTGTCTTCTGGGTTGTCTGACTTTGGATCAAATCTAGGAAGGATCTCTTCTGTATCAGCAAACTCTTCAGCTGCTTCTTTAACATCTTTAATTGTCTTTTGGTATACAGACCAGGTTACGCCCTCTTCGGCAAGAGTGGCAATAATATCTGCCTTGTTTTTAATTCCATCAGTATCAACTGCAAAGTCTTCTGCAATCTTTCTGAGTTCTGCAACTTTTAATGTCTCAAATGACATGTTTTCTCCTTTGTTAGGTTCTTTAATTATAGCATTGTTAAATTAAAATGAAAAGCCCCCAAAATTAATTGGGGGCTTTTCTAGGGTTAATTCTAATTAAGAAGCAACCTTAACGTTCTTTACGACTACCCAAGCATCAGCTTGTTCGATCTGGACGCCAACGCGAGTATACATTGTGTACTCGATTGAGTCCTTACGTGGCCAGAAGAAACGGTAAACAGTTACATCACGCTTGATACCAATAACTACGTTATTTGGGAATGTCAAGTGGACGTCTCCGTGTGATCCAGTTGCTGCTGAATAATCACCAGTCTGTGTCTCTGGAAGTAGTGGAACTTCAACAATTGGAATACCAAATGCGAATGGTGCCACATATCCTGCAGGTCCACCTAGTGGTGCAACTCCTCCACGGATTACGCTTGAAGCGATATCCTGTGGAATTGTCTGATTTGTTCCAATGCTGTTAGCATATAGGAAGTCCTGAATCAAGTTTGATCCAGCAAGGAAGCGAAGGTCTCCGCGACGCTGCTTGTACTTACGTGGCATAGCCTTAAGTGCCTTGTTGAATACTTCACGAGATACTGCGGCTCCAGCTGCGTCTACGACGCGACCTGATGTCTTTGCCTTCTTTACAACGCCATTGAATGACTTGTAAAGAGCGTCTCCTGTTAGAGATGTGTCACCGTTAAGTAGAACATCTTCAATGTCATTTCCTGCTTGTGTTGCCATCAAGCGGGCAATGTGATCTTCGAGGTCTGCACCTTCAATGTTGTCTTCTAGAGACTCTGTTGAAAGCTCCCAGTCCATGCGTAGCTTCTTTGTTGTCAAAGAGATTTTTGAGAAAGTTACTGCTGCGTTAACACCAGTGTTGTCTGCCTCTGTTGCAAGCTTCATATGCTTTTCGCCTACTGACATGCGATCAATTTCTGGTGTGTCTGACTTCATACGAACTGTACGTGCGACCTTACCGATTACGGTTGCGTCGAACATATAGTCTAAGAAGCGAGCAGATTGTTCTGGGTTAAGTAGTCCGCCGTTGCCATTTTCTGACTGACGGTGGATTCCTGTTCCCCCAGTTGTTGAGCCGAAACCTGTTGATACTGTTGTACCAGATTCTACGGCCTTTTCTAATAGTTCATTGCTCATTTTTATACCTACCTTAGTTAAATATTTCGTTTACGGAACCGAGGAAAGAACCGTTCCATTTAGATTTCTTGATTGTTACTTCCTCTGATCGGCCAAGATCAGAAGACTTCTTAATTGCAGTCTCGGACTCTACTGCATCGACACGCTTTTGTACACCATCAATCGTGCTCTTGATATCTTTTACAGCGCTTGATAGCACTGTGTGTTGTTCTGCCAACTCTGAAATTCTAGCATCTACGCTCTTGCTGAAAGCCTCAACAGTCTCTTGGATTGTTGTTACTTGTGCCGCATTAACTTCTGATGCCTTATTTAGAGTCTCTGAGAAAAAGCCCTTTAGGTCGCCTAACATCTTTGCAAAATCAGGTTCTTCAACCTTATCTTCTGATACGTCGGCTACTTTTTCCAGAGTCTCGGCAGTATTGTCTTCTGCTACTGCATCTTCTGCAGGAGCCTCAGCCGCTGGTGCATCTTCTGCAACAACTGCTGTCTCTTCAACGGCTACTTCAACTACTGCATCTTCTGCAACAACTTCAGCAACTACGTTTTCTGTGTTTTCTGACATTTTATTACCTCCTTCTGCGTTTGCCTGTTTTGCTATTTGTGTATCAGGCAACGTAAATCTTGAGTGCTTATATGCATCAAGAATCTTATCAATCTCTTTTGACTTGTTAACATCTGAACTTTCAACCCAACCAATTAGTTGTGCTGGCTTACCAGATACTGGAGAGTCATATGTTTTTTCTGTTGAGATAAAAACAGAATTGCTTTCTTCACAATAAAAAATGTTTTCTGTTACAACTTCTGCTGCAATTCCTTTAAATACCAATTGACCATTTACTTTTTGAATAGATAGAACATTGCAAAGTTCATTTGCTGGAGAGTCTACAATTGATAATTCAATCAAATCGTAGTCTTTAATAAATCTTACTGTCTTGCCGTTTGCCTTGTTAACTTCATTGTCTGATTCATTAATCTTTCCGCCAATTGAAAATCCAGAAAGAGTTCCGTCTAAAACCTTTTCCCATGTATCTTGTGCGCCTTTTGAAATGTATGCATCTACATATACGCCGTTATAAAATTCTTTTGTTGCTGCATCATAAAATGTTTCTGGCTTAAATGAAACAACCTTGCCAACTGCTGTTGAGTTGTGCATCTCACGAAGATTTCCTCTAAAGCCTTCAAAGGCTTTTAGGCTTGCTTCTGCTGTGACAACGTCGCCTGTTTGATCAACATTATCTAATGTAGCGAATCCCGACACCGTTCTCTTTTCACGGTTAACCTTTGTAAAGGGAACCGATAGACTGATGTTGTCGCCATGACTGGACCACAAAGACTTTTCAATATTCATATGCTTAATTTTAGCGACTTATAGATAAAAAGGCAAATAACAGTTGAGTGGGGTTAGTCAACTTGTCTGCCGTCGCCTTTGGCATTTCTGCCTTCTCCAGAAACATCTGGGGAGGTTGCTTGGCGATCTTGAGATCTTTGTCTGGTATTTCCAGCTACGGATGCTTGCTCGGATGCGGCTGGGCCTTTGAGTTCAATTACTACGTCCCCGCCATCAATTGGAATCATGCCCTTTCTAATTCTAACTTCATTAGGTGTTATAACCTGCATTCTTAAATATCTTTCATCAATTTTAGACTGGGTGTCTTCGTCTGTTAATGTTAACTCATTAAACTTTAGGAGTAGGGCATCTGTCTTTTCGTCAAATATATTATTAATTTTCTTTTCCAGAATCATCTGGGCTGGTCGGCAAACCTGCTCTTTAAATGTTTTGTCTGCGTCACGAGCAACTGCTAGGTTAACTCCTTCTGGCGTTCCTATTTTATTAATTGGCACACGGTGGGCAAGAAGAATTTCGTCTCTATTTGATTTGCGATACTTCTCAAATGAGCCTTCTTGATTGCCAGCTTCGATAGGCTCCATTTTAAATTCAACTTTTGAGTCTGGAGTATCTGATGGCAGAGGGACATATAAGGACCTGTGGTTCTTCCCCTTTAATCCTACTTGGAAAAATTCAAGCAATTTTCTTTCTGATTCTGGTGAAAGTTTTGCTCCCTTTACTGTAATAATATATCTAGGTACCGCCTTGTTCTCAAAGTAGTCAAGGTTATATTTACCAGAAAATTCGTTACCCACCAAAGCTACTTGGGCTGCCACAATATCTGGGATGCCATAGTAGTTGTTCATTGGAGTATACTTCTTTAAATGAATAATTTCATTTGGTCTATCTTCTTGTCCTGCAATTGGGTTCTCTGTTTCAGAGTCTCCAAAATTATTAAAGTAAACAGCCTTGCCGTAAAGCAATTGAATAAAGCCATCCCTGAGTCTACGTACACGCATTGTCTTCGCTGGAATGTGACCTATGTACCCAATGTTTCCGCCTGTAGTTCTACCAATTTCAATGTAGCCGTTTCCTGTTGCTTCTAAGTCTGTGTATACCTTAATTAATGTTTGAGTAAATGTGTCTTCCACATTTGTTGTGTCAAGCCATGCGTGTAGATCTTGACGCAATTTGTTTAGTTTCTTACGTGCTCTTTCTAATTGCTTCTCATCTGTTATTGAATCAAATGCATCATTTGTCTTTTTTGTTTCAATAAAGTCGTAGCCGAGCCCGACAATGTTTGCAACCTTTGCATTAATTGCTGCATAGTTATATGTTGAAACTTCATAAATTTTAGATAGGTACTCTTGGTTGTATGGCGGCTCAATAAGATCAAACATTGCATAGCCGCTAATAGCTTGTGCAAGAAGATTTTGTTGTGTGCCAACTCCTTCAATTCCTGAAAAAGACTTTGAAAATTCTCTGTTAATCTTTCTTTTAAATGCTGATCCTAGCCCTCTTATTTTTCTTAGGTCGTCTCCGCTTATGGCAAATGGGTCATCTGTTGGCTGTTCTTTTTTAAAAGAAAACCAGTCGGATGTGTTAGATATATCAATAGTGCTTCCGTCTTCTTCTTGCTCTTGAATCATTTTGCTCCACCCATCTTTTTCATTTCATCTTTGTAATTACCAATATCCATCGGGTCTGGTATTAATCCCCATTTTAATCTTTGTTGCTGGTATTCAAATTCTTCGTCGTCAATTTTTCTTCGGGCAGAAAGGAATTTAGGTTTGCCCTCGTGAATACCAAATGAGCGAACTTCTCTAGCCAAAGCGTCCATGAGAGACCTGTTGTTCTTTTTTGACGTGACTGAAAGAAAATTGCCATCATCATCCCCAATCCATCTGCCGTCGGGCATTTCCCAGACGTATATGCCTAGTGTGCTTTCTTCATCAAGAACCTTATATTTAGTATTGTTGATATCCATAGGACTTTATTTTACCATTATTGTCTACTCAAGTCCAGCTTTTTGTCAACCGAGGTGACAGAATTATATACTTTGTAACACAATCCAGTCATTATTGTATGCCCTAAACGGTTTTTCTGTCACAGAAATGGACGGATCTGAAATAGATACTAAAGCTTTCCCTATATATAAACCATAGTGGGTGTTTACTATTTGCTGTGTTAGGTAATCTGGGTATACAGCTATATTGTTATACAGGCATGTAGGACCCCCAGATACTAAATAATTAAATTGAATGTTTCCTAAAATCGGTACAGTAAAATTAATCACTATGTGGTGTGGCTCTTCTTCTATTAAAAATGAACTTATATTAGTTGCCGATGTTCTATCAATTCCGTTTACAAATATTGATAAGATGTTTGCCTTTGAGACCGTTCCTGAGCCGTTCCAGGCATACTTTGTTTCTGGTATGCCTGAGCCTGCAGGTAAATACATAAGGGTGTTAGCGGCGGTTGTAGAGGGTGTAAAGAGCATCTCTGTAGAGTTCACAGAAGAGGAGGCGGACAAATTAAATCCAGAGCCTGGTTTTGTTCTTATTCCATTATCATAATGTCTTGAAAGAACTGGGTAATTTAATGATCCAATATAGTATTCAGTTGGAGATGATATCTTATATCCAAAGTTGTCTGCATAGACATCTTTGTTTGTATAAAAGCTTACTGCAAAATATGCAAGTCTTGGAAGATACTTGCTGGCATCTGAGGTTGTCATAGTTATCTTTAAATAAACTAATCCTGTTAAGCTAAATGAATCTTTTGTATATTGAGGCAATGGCATTCCATTTGTACAGTTTTCCCATGCCAGCCCGTCTACGCTTGACTCAACAGATATATTTAAATCATTTCTCCACTCAACCTTTGAAGTTACATACGGGATCCCGCTTGGGACCATAAAGAAATCTTCCATAATAAATGTTTTAGCTACAGAGGTATAAGTATTGTAAAATGAAATATATCCTGCCGCTTCATCATAGTATGTATTTTCATCTAGGAATTCCGTCCACCTTCTATTTATAGGATATGAATATTGAAACTGAGCCCTGATAGATGCGTCTGTGCCTGAAAACAATATACCTTGATCTGGGGCAACAATTTGTATTGCAGAGGACGAAACGCTTCCTGCATTAAAATGACTTAATACCGATTGTGGAGAAAGAGAGTACCTGTATATTGCTGGGGCATCGACTATAAAAGAATCTGATACGTTTGATGTTGGCCCTGCCGTAAATGCAATTGCTGTATTTGTAAATTTAAATTCAGATGACAAAGATTTTGTTGCCACTAGTCTTGCATCCACATATAAAGAAATTGAAGAAATTGAATATACTCCAACAATGTGCATTGATCTTTTTGAGTAAGTTACTGGGTATCGAACTTCATCATTTTGAGATACATTAAATACAATGTCTCCCCTGTCCCAATAGAGACCTACCTTGTTAGTGTTATCTGCAAACAATGTGGTTTTTGAAGTAGACTCAATTGATTGATGTACCCAGCACTCTATACTAAAATCGTTATCTGAAGAATATTTTGTTGCCATCCCTGGCGTAGAGGTGCTTGTGTAATAGTTATTTGTTATTGGAAAAGTAATGTATGCGGCATTTGTAATTTTTGTACCCGATCCTCCGCCTGGAACAAGTGGCAAAATATTTGTAGCGGGAGAGCCTGTATATGATCCGTTGTTATTGCAGCCCGAATAATCCATGGCAACAGAACTGCTTGAAGATTCATCAAGCATCCAAAATCCGATTGGACTATCTTTTATTACTTTTAATCTGTATGACATTATTCTCCACTGTTTGACAAAGCTGACTCATAGAACTGTACATTCTTTTTTAGCCTGTCATCATTATTAAGATCCAATGCAATTTTACCATGAAGTAGTGCCTCTTTGTCTAGACCTAAGTTGTAGTTAGCCAGAGCTAAAAGGTCATGTGGCTTCCACCCCCAGGCGTCTGATTCACAGAAATAACCTAAGAACTTTTCTTTTATATTTAACGCAAGCTCTGAATACTCTTTTACTCTGTCCCATTCTTGAAGCTCATAAAAATATTGAGCAAGATCTACAAGGGGTTCTCTTCTTTCTGGGCATTCTGCAATTGCCTGTCTTAGCCAGTACTCTTTATCGTCTGGCTCACACTTTGCTATATACCTCATAGACTCGCATCTTTCTGGTTTCCAAAAAGCTGAAGGAAGCTCTAGATGCCTTTTAAATTCAACTGCTGCTTCTTTATATCTAGCGTAATAGAATAACTCTCTTGCATAGTAATGTGCACACCTATCACTTGTAGGATCTTCTTGTGCAGCCATTTCTAGCAAAGGTAAGTATTGCCCTCTTGATTTATTGTTATCGGGATAATGGAAGATCTTGATGTTTACATCTTGTCTAACTTCTTCTATGCCATAAAACGCAACAGATTCATGTATTGGATATTTCCACCTGTGTCCGTGTCTTGAATGAATTCTTAATGCATCAAATTCAACACCTGGATTTCCATCTTTATCAAATGAAGTAACTAGTCTATGTATAGGTCTTGTTACTGAAGAAGGAAGTTTTTCTAATTCTTCCCTCCAACCTTCTGACAACACTTCATCCATGTCTAGCGATATACAATAATCTATATCAGAGGGGATTAATGAAAGAGCTGAATTTCTAGCATCATCAAATCGCCAGGGGGCCACAGATATAGAATGAACTTCTATACCCAACTCTGATGCTATTTCTTTTGTTTTGTCAGTTGATCCTGTATCTGCAATTAGCAAATAGTCTGCATCTTTTGCAGATTCGTACCAACGCTTAACAAATTGCTCTTCATTCAAAGCAACTGTATATACTGCTATTTTCATTTATTCCTTTATTCTAGGATATAGCCATTAACCGATTATGGTAATGATACCGTTCATTCCTGAATGGTATTGACAAATGTAATACAAAGTATTTGGTGCTCCCGCGGGAACAGTAAATGTAATTCCTCCTACATCGTCTCCACCGTTTGTTACACCAGTTGCGTAAGTATATGTAGCATTATAGCCACCAACTGTTGTTTGAAACCAGAACGGGTGTCCCGTTGCATTTACTGTAAACACGTATGTGTGTCCTCTTAGTAATATTAACCCTGGATTGTTAGAAGTACCGTCTATTGTGTAACTGCCACCTGCTGGGCTTGTAACAATATAATTAGCGGTGATAGATGGACCAGTTGCACCCGTTGGGCCTGTTGGACCCCCAGAAGGTCCGTCTGCGCCTGTTGGGCCTGTTGGTCCTTGTGCACCAATGCCTGTTGCACCTGTTGCACCTGTTCCGCCTGTAGGGCCTGTTCCGCCAGTTGGGCCTGTAGGCCCCTGAATGCTGGATCCATTTGCACCTGTTGGTCCTGTTCCTCCTGTTGGGCCTGTTCCGCCAGTTGCACCCGTTGGGCCTGTTCCGCCTGTAGGGCCCTGAATGCTTCCTACATTAGTCCAGGACGAGCCTGTCCAGACATAAAGCTCTCCGTTAACTAAATACGCATCTCCTGTTTGACCAGATGGATGTGCTGCTTGCAATGCTGCAAGACTAGCGTAAGATCCAAGTATTGAAACTCCAGTTCCATCTGCACCTGCTACTCCGTTATTGCCCGTTGGGCCTGTTGCACCTGTAGGCCCTGTTGGTCCGACAACCGTGCTGTTTGCACCTGTTGGTCCTGTTGCACCAACTGCGCCTGCGGAGCCTTGCAATAAAGTAAAGTTTAAAACAAGATCTGTTGCTGTTCCAGAGTTTGTTATCTGCATAACTCCCGTTGGGCCTGTTGCTGTAACTGTTCCCAATGCTATGGATGTTGGGCCAGGTGCGCCCGTTGGGCCTGTTGGTCCTTGTTTTAATATAAAGTTAAGTAAAGCATCATTAACCGTTCCAGCATTTGTTACCTGTGGGCTGCCTGTAGGGCCTGTTGAAGTAACTGTTCCAACTGCAACTGTAGCGGCGCTTCCTGTTGGTCCAGTGATTCCTATTGGACCTTGCTGTAATACGAAATCAAAAACTCCAGCCGTTCCTGTTCCAGAATTTGTTACAGACGGTACTCCTGTTGGACCTGTTGAAGAAGTTGTTCCCACTGAAATTGTAGCTGGTCCTGTTGCACCCGTGGGTCCTTGGAATTGACCTGCGTCTAGCCAAGCCGTTCCGTCCCAAACGTAGAGGTGTAAATCTGTTAGTACAATCCAAGAATCTCCTGATGTGTTTCCTGTAGATGGAAGTGCTGCAACATTTGCTTTTGTTCCTTTAATGTTAATAGATCTTCCATTAGATCCTGTTGGACCAGTTCCGCCTGTTGGACCAGTTCCGCCTGTTGCTCCCGTAGATCCTGTTGGACCTTTATAAGTTCCACCATTTTGCCATGCCGTTCCGTTATAAATGTAAATTTCTTGTGTTGCAGAAATAATGTATGCTGCGCCAAGGGCCGCAGATGCTGGCAAACTAGCAACATCTGCAACTACGTTTTGAAGACTTAAGCCTTGCCCTGTTGCGCCTGTTAATCCGTTTGATCCCGTAGGACCTGTTGCACCTGTTGGCCCTGTAGGCCCCGCTGCTCCGTTAACTCCTACAGTTCCATTTGTTCCTGGATTTCCAGTTACAGCAAATACCCAATCAGAGTATGTTCCTGTTCCATTTTTTGCATCAACTGCTACTGTTATGCTTACATTTTTTACAACTTGTGAAATAATTCCTTCAACATACGTTGTTAGTGCAAGTGGATTAATTGCACGTACACGTTGACCCGCAACGTATGCACCGCTGTTATTTACATAAAATACTTTTGATCCTGTAGTTACTGCATTTGTTGTTAATGATGTTATGTCTGAGTATCCTGCTCCTGAAGCTCCCGTTGTTCCACCCGTTGATCCGCCACCTGAAAGGGTTCCTGAAAGGTCTACGCCAGATATAGTTAATGAATAACAATTTGGTGTTGTCGTAACTGCTGCAATCGATTCTCCAGCATTTAAAATTAATGAGTGCTCTAACTTAAGAGTTGTATTATTTGGTACATCTACATTTCCGTAAAGTGTGTATGGATCTAAACTTGATCTATTTACTCCGTAGAGATTTATAACTGCATCGCCATTTTCTCCAAGCAAATACAAACTAAATGGCAAAGTTGAGCTACTGAAATTTGTTACAGTAAACTCTTTAATAATTATTGAAGATACAGCCGTGTATATTTTGGCTGGAGATACTGGAATTAATGAAGGTCCTGCAAATCTAATTGGAGCATATGACATACTTTAAATCCCCCTTAGATTATAGACCATTTTGACATTAGATCTTTTTCAACAGTTTCTTGTTCTGCAAACTGCAAAGCTCTATCGTAAATTAAGAATTCTCCAATTTTAAAGTTTCCATAAGAAGAGATGTATCTGCCAATTGCTTGGCCAGTCATAGAGGCTACCGATCCACTTGTTACGGCACGTGAAACTTCAACTCTATTTCTTCTTATAGTTCTTTGGTTATTTGATGAATCGTAAACAATTGTATAAATTTCAGTTGTTCCTGCTGCTGCAGCTGTGACAATAGAACCTTGATCATCGTTATAGAATCCAGTTCTATGTGTGTTTGCGGTTAAATTTCCTGCATAAAAATTTGTTCTTGTTCCTGTAGCGGTACCGCCAAATATCCATGTGTTAGCGTTTGCAGGCTTTGATGCAACGTAAAAAACAGTAAATGAACGAGATGCTATATATGCAAGTGTTTGATCAGAAAATGTCATGAAGTCATCTGTACCGTCAAATTGAAGGGCTCCTAGTCCACCTAAACCAGTTGCTAAAAACAAAGGCTTGTTTGCTTGTGTTGCCTGAACCATGTTTCGTTGTGCGCCTGACTTATCATTCCATTGTGAAACAAAGTTTGATCCGTCTCTAACCACTGTGGCAGGAAGGGCTCCATCTAGGTGAAGTCTTAGTCCAAGTGTTGTAAATCTAGCTCTACGAAAATTTGAACGCTGATTAGGTAACAATTAGTTTTCCTCTGTTCCACCATAGACTACAGGCTTTTCTGGCCATGTAATCTCTGATACATTTGAATATTCTTTTAGCAATACAAGCTTTTCTCTATACTTTACCCAAGCCTGCTTATCTTTTGCAGCTAAATCTGATTTAGTCTCAAGTCCCTCTGTAGATATTAATTCAAAATCGATATGCGCCAGCAAGATATCTTTTTGATCATCGGCAGAAATTGGTTGTACTTCAACATTATAAACTTTTTTGCTTTTAATGTATGGTGCACATGGAACTAATCTTTCAGTATTTGAATCATACTCTAAATCAGTAATAACTGGATGTAAATCATTTTCTTTTATAAAGTCTCCATATTCTCCGTTAGAAGGGAATGAAGTATTAGGAAACAATACTGTTATTTCACCAATATTTGTAACTTCATTATTCTTAACTATTGCGTA